AGTAGTCAGTATGTTCCGTAAGCAAGCAGGACGCTGTGGAATATGTGATGTCCCTGTGGATATACATGAGTTGGGATTTACAGAACATACACCTGCCCATATAGATCATCTACATGGTTCTCCACACATCAGGGGATTATTATGTGCTGAATGTAACAAAGGACTTGGTATGTTTAGAGACAGTAGAAAATTACTTGAAAGTGCAATTGATTATTTAACTAGAACTTATAAGAGAGAATGACATGAAACTAGTATTTGATATTGAAACAGACAATTATTTGGAGCTATGTACAGTGATACATTGTATCGCAGCAGAAGATTATGACACAGGGAAGGTCTATTCATTTGGTCCGGATAAAATTAAAGAAGGATTACAGTTATTAAAGGATGCTGATATGTTAATCGGACATAATATTTTAGCTTTTGATATTCCTGCTATTAAAAAATTATACCCTAAGTGGGATACTCAAGCAGAATTATATGACACCTTGATTGCTGCTAAGTTTGCATTTCCTGACATCAAGGAAAGAGACTTCACACGATTAAGAAAGATTATAAACCTCCCTTCTAAAATGAGAACTAAAGATCATAGGAAGAGATTAAGTTTAATTGGTAAGCACTCACTAGAGGCATACGGTGACAGACTTGGGGAATATAAAGGTGACTTCGGTAAAGAAGTTGGTTTTGATAAATTCTCGCAAGAGATGATGGATTATTGTATCCAAGATGTTAAAGTGAATACAAAACTATTTCATAAGATTAATAGTCTTGAATTACCAAAAGATATTTTACAGCTAGAATTTAAAGCTAAACAGATTTGTCTAGAACAAACAGCATTTTGTTTTAGATTTGATATTGATAAAGCTGAGCAGTTAAAGGAAAAACTAAATGTAGATATGCAGAAGCTACAAGACGAAGTAAAGTCTAAACTCGGTGGTCCATTTGTGATACCACTTGAGGTCAAAGTTCCTACACGAACTGTTAACTATAAAACAGGCAGACAAACTAAGGGTGCTGCATTTACTAAAATACTCATTAAGGATTTCAACCCAACTTCTAGACACGATCTGACTACCAGATTAATCGAGAGAATGAATTGGAAACCCAGAGAGTTTGGTAAAGATGGTAACCCCACGTTGTCAGAAGAAGTCATGAAGACTTTTACCGATGATATATTTAAGACTATTGCAGATATGTTTACTATTCAAAAGAGAATGGGAATGTTAGTTGATGGTCAGAACGCTTGGTTTAAAATGTATAATGAAGACACTAAAGCTATTCATGGTAACATAGATACTTTAGGTACTGGAACACACCGTTGTACACATAGTCGCCCCAATCTTGGACAGATTCCTTCTACTCGTGCACCTTATGGTAAAGAGTGTCGTGAATTATTTACTGTGCCAGAGAACTGGAAACTATTTGGTACAGATGCCAGTGGTCTTGAATTAAGAATGTTAGCACACTATATGTTCCCATTTGATAATGGAGAATATGCTGATGTTATTCTTAATGGAGATATACATACAGTTAATCAGGAAGCCGCAGGATTACCAACAAGAAACAATGCTAAGACTTTTATCTATGCTTTCTTATATGGAGCAGGAGATGCTAAGATTGGTTCAATTATTGGTGGTTCTCGTAAGGCAGGTAAGGAACTAAAGCATAAATTCTTTGAGAAGATTCCTGCAATGAAGAAACTAACTGATGCAGTTAAAGAAGCAGCAGAATTTAGAGGATATGTTAAGTCACTTGATGGTCGCAGGATACCTGTAAGATCGGCACACAGTGCTCTTAATTTTCTTTTACAATCCTCTGGTGCTATCGTATGTAAATACTGGATGGTTAGATTACATGAATTACTAAAAGAGAGTGGTTTTGTTTCTGGTATTGATTACAAACAATCAGCCTTTGTACATGATGAATTACAAATAGCTTTTGATCCTAAGAGAATTTCAGGAGATAAGCTAGGTGAATTATCTAGACAAGCTATGTTTAATACACGAGATAAACTAAAAGTAAGAATACCTTTAGACATTGATTATGATATTGGAGATTCATACGCAGATACTCACTAGGAGGAGTAATGGGTGCAGTAATTGATTTTAACAGATACAGAAGAAAGATGACACAAGCCCGATTCTTTTGGAAAATGAATAAGTGCAACTACAGAGAACTTGCGCAGCACTACGGAGTGACTCACAAGATGGCTGATGATTGGATTAGGATATTCATTAAAGAATTGGAATTAGCAAAGGAAGCACAAGATGCAAAACAAAAGTAAAGAAGAAGCTATAAAAGAGTTTGTGGAAGAACTTACTATACATTCTGCTGAAATGATACATGAATTTGAGAAAAACTTTGGAAACCTAGTGGCTTTCGATGTTGTTTTAGATGTTGATTATGGTAGAGAATTAAAATTTAGTCTAGGAGTTAAAGATGGACAAGATTAAACTATATTTAGGTATTTCAGGAAAGATGGGAACAGGTAAATCTACACTAACCAAAGGTATTATCGACACCTTGGTTTCACTGAATAGTGAAGTAGTATCGCTGGCTAAACCTATTAAAGATTTACAAGATACAATTTATAATCAACTTGATTTAGAAATGGAAGGTGAGAAAGATCGTGACCTTCTTATTAAACTAGGAATGTGGGGCAGAGAAAAAGACCCAGACTTCTGGTTGAAACAAGCAGTTAAAAATATTAAATCATCTAAAGCAGATTTAATTATTTGTGATGATGTTAGATTTTCTAATGAAGCTGAATGGTTTGACAAACATGGTCTACTGTTAAGGCTTGAGGGAAAGCAGAGAGGAGATAATGTTAATCCAGAATTTATGAATAATCCGTCTGAGGTTGCATTAGATCATTATGATTTTAAAAATTATATTAGCAATGAGGGTGGGGTTTTACCAACGCTCACAACAGCACTTTATAGTATAGCTAGTTACATCGGGGTAAATGAACAGCTAATGACAAGTGTAGTGGAGGGACAGTATGGCAAAGAGTCAGGAGGAAAAGGATAAAAGTATCTTAGGGTGGTTCGGTGGTTCCAACCCCAACAGAAAGAAAGTTAAAAAGATTGTTAACGCTAGGAAGAAAAAGAAGAAAAAGAAACAACGAGTTTCTAAAAAACTAGGATACTAATAACTAAGGAAATAAAATGCCAAGAACTTTAATTGTAGATGGAGATATTGTTCTATTTCAGATAGGTAGAGTTACAGAGGATGTAACAGATTTCGGAGATACAGTCTTAGAATCTTATGACATGGATGCAGCTATTCGTTTAATCAATAATGAATTAGATTCTATATCAAAAAAGACGGGATACAAAAGAGAAGAAATTGTATTCGCTATCTCAGATGCAGCAAACTATAGAAAAGAATTTTTCCCAACATACAAAGGAAACCGAAAGCATATTAAAAAACCAGTTGGTTTAAAAGCTATGCGACAATATATGTTAGATAATGCAGAGAAATACCAGACAATTATGATGGAAAAGCTAGAAGCTGATGATGTCATGGGGATATATGGTACTGTCCCAACTGAATCTAACAAAGATAACGACATGGCTATCTATTCACAAGATAAAGATTTATTTACTGTTCCTGTTAAGCAATGGGATTTTAAAAAGAAAAAATTCATACAACCAACACCAATGGAATCAACCAAGTTTTTATACAAACAAGTATTAATGGGTGATGCTGTTGATGGTTACAAAGGCTGTCCTCGTATTGGAAAGATTAAAGCTGAAAAAGCTCTTGAGGGCTGCGGAAATGAAATGGCAATGCTACACGCTTGTCACGAATTATTTTACAAAGCATACAAAGAAGAAGCTAAAGAAAAACTATTAGAACAAATGGGACAAGCTAGGATATTACATTATATGGATTTCCAGTTATTGACTCAAGCTAATATGCTTTATAATCCTTATAACATGATGGGAGTGAGTGATGAAATGTTACAGATGTGGGAAGAAGCCTTTAGAAGAAGCAATGAGTCTAACGGAGTACGGAAGAACAAGAGTAGGGGGAAAGAACACCCCGAAGTTTAATTCAGACTACTGTGAGGAATGTTTTAATAATGATTTTCCACAATTAAAAGATAGGACAGATGATGAAAAAAGCAACGACTAAAAGAGAGAGGAAATATGGTAAGAAAGAACCAACAGGTGATAATAAGAAACCAGAAGAACCTGTAAAGGTAATGGTAGATTATTATACTATTCTTAACTTCAAAAGTATTTCTTCCGCACAAGCATTTATTAGTAGAAAACGAAAGGAAGAGAAGGAGAAGGGTTCACCTGAGACTTCTTACATAATTATATAAGGAGGTAATATGGGTGGATTCATGGGCATTGGAAAAAGTGCCGAAGCAAAAGCTCTTGAACAACAGCAAGCAATGGCACGTAAAGAAGCTGAACAAGCACGTAGAGATGCTGAGATTGCACTAGCTGAAAAGAAAGCTAAGAAAGGACAAGAGATTGCTAATGTTAAACTGGGAACAGCCAGTAAAAAACAAAGTGTAGAGGACAAAGAACTTTTTAAAAAGAACTCTACATCTACACCATCTAGCTCTTTAGCAATTGGTGGTAACAAAGGTAAAACAGGAGTGCAAATATGATAGATTTTAAAAACATGAGTGCTTCTGGTCTTTATAAAAAAATGCAAGACGATAGGGAGCCGTTTCACAGGAGAGCAAAGGATGCTAGTTGTTTCACAATACCACAACTATTTCCTGAGTCTTATACAGAGAAAGGACAAATAACATACCCAACACCGTTTCAGTCACTAGGTGCACGAGGAGTGAATAACTTAGCTAATAAGATTATTCTATCTTTATTCCCACCTGCAACAGCGTTTTTCAAACTAGGATTAAATCCGTTAGAAAAGAAGAACTCTGGTGTATCTGATGGTCAAGTACAAGAAGCTATGTACACAATTGAAAAAGGTGTAGTTAATGAAATGGAAATTTCACAACTAAGATCATCTCTAGTAGATTTATTAAAACAATGTATTGTTGGTGGTAGTTCAGTTATTTATGTCCCTGAGAAGGATGACCCAAAAGTATTCTCGATGGAGAATTTTGTAATCAAAAGAAGTAAGTCTGGTAAAGTTATTAGACTTATTATTAAGGAGTCTGTGAACTTCCTAGAGTTACCTAGTGATATTCAAGAAGAATTACAGAAAGGTGAGCTTGAAGAAAAAGAATTGAAAGGTGAAAAGGATATGTCTTTATTCACTTTGGTTCAGAAAGATATGGATAAATACAGATCAATACAAGAAATCAAAGGAATCAAAATAAAAGGTTCCGAAGGTTCTTATAAAGAAAAAGAAATGCCTTATATATTTGTACCATTCGTAGATCGTAAAGAGGATTATGGTAGAAGTTATGTTGAAGACTTTATTGGCGACTTAAAATCCTATGAGGGATTAAGACAATCAATACTTGAGGCTTCATCAGAGGCAGCTAGATTAATTTATTTAGTTAAACCAAATGCTATATTAACACCAAGAAGTTTACAGAAAGCTAATAGTGGTGATGTTGTCTTAGGGAATCCTGATGATGTGTCTACATTACAGGCTGATAAAAGAATGGATGTTGGTATGGCACAAACAGAAGCAGAAACTCTTAGAACTGACTTAGCTACTATTTTCTTATTAGATAGTGCTGTTAGAAGAAATGCAGAAAGAGTTACAGCAGAGGAAATTAGAAGAGTATCACAGGAACTAGAAATATCACTAGGTGGTATCTATAGTACACTGGCTAATGTTCTTCAAGAACCTTTAGTAAATCTGTTTCTAAAAAGATTAGTTAAGAAAGGATTGATTGATAATATTCTAAAATCAAGTCTTAAGTTGGAAATTACAACAGGTAGTGCTGCATTAGGTAGAGGTACAGAGTATCAATCTATCAGAACATTCTTTGATTCAGCAGTAGCTATGTTAGGTCCAGAACAAGCATCTAAATTTATTAATGTACCAGAAGCTCTAAAGAGAATCGCATATTCACTTGATGTTAATACAGGTGATCTTGTTAAATCAGTAGAACAACTGGCTATGGAAGCACAACAAGAACAACAAGCAGCTATGGAACAACAGGCAGTTGGTCCTGCCATAAATGCAGCTAATCAACAAGCATTAAACGAAAACAAAGGAAACTGAAATGACAGATCAAACTAATGCACCACAAGGTACTGAGGCAGCAGCCCCAGAATCAACTACAACCGAACAGACTACTGTAGAAACTCCGCAGGAAGCCCCTCAAGCTACACCGCAAGCAGACACTACGGAACAAGAAAGTAAGGTAAGTCAAGCAATGTCACTTGAGAGTACCCCAGAGCCTGAGAACTCAGAGGAAAATCAACCGTCAATTGATGACATTGTAGATGAAGCACTTAGTGGTGAACTCTCAGAGGAAACTCAGAAACTTATTGATGAAAACGGATTGGGTAAACACATTGATATGCTAGTCGCAGGACACAAAGCACTTCAAGAAAAAAATGACCAAGAAGTTTACAGTGTAGTAGGTGGAAAAGATTCTTATGCAGAGTTGCAAGAGTGGGCTAAGAATAATTTATCAGATGCAGAAAAAGAGTCTGTCAATAAGGCTTTATTCTCTGGTGATTTAGAATTAGCTAAGATTGCCATTCAAGGTGTACAATCTAGGTATGTAGCCGCTAACGGAAAAGCTCCTGACAGAGTTATCGAAGGTGGTGGTACTGCAAACGAAGATAGTAGACCATTTTCTTCTAGGGATGAATACCTAGCAGAAGTTAGAAACATTAAATATAAACAAGACCCAGAATATAGAAAGCAAGTAGAAGCTAAAAGAAATATTTCGGGATTTTAACAAGGAGGCTTAAATGGCTTATAAACCAATTGGTAGTAACAACGGAACTGGTGACGGTTCATTACCTACAGCAGCAGGAGACAGAGCACTCTTCGCTGAGAAATTCTCAACAGATGTATTGAGATATTTCCAAGACACAAATATTATGAAAGCATTAATTACTAACAGAACAATCGAACACGGTAAGTCCGAATCGTTCCCTGTAGTTGGTAATGCGACAGCACAAGATGTTGCAAACGATGCTTCTGAACTAGCTATTCAGAACTTAAAAGCTACTGAAAGAGAGATTGCTATTGGTGATCTTACTGTAGCTCACGCTTGGATCACTGATCTTGATAAAGCAATGGCACACTATGATTCACAGAGTGCACAAGCTGAATCAATCGGTCGAGCACTAGCTAAGAAAGTGGATACTGATATTCTTGTAGAAGTAATTGCTGCCGGAGCTATCGTAGATTCAACTACAGCAGGAACTTACGGTTTAGCAGCATTTAGTGATGACATTTACACTATTGAGATTGATTCTCTTTCTCTAACAACTGGTGCAAATGTTTATAATGCGGCTGTATTAGCAGTAACAGAGGAAGCAGCTAAAGACACCGTAGGTGAATCAGTATTTGTTTTCCGTCCTGCTCAATACTTCATGCTATTGAACAACCCTGCGAACACTGGGTTAACATGGGTTAATGACCCTTACGCACAGTCTGGTAAAGTACCAATGCTGTTAGGTAAAAAAGTATATATGTCACCACACTTTCCTGCTCTTGCAGGGGCATCTATCGCTGCCGGTGAAGTTGGTGGTGTCTTATTCTCTAAGGAAGCCGTTGGTTGCCTAGAGCTTATGAGTGTATCAACTAGAATTGATTACATTCCGCAACGTCTTTCTAACTTAGTTGTTGGTAAGATGGCGGTTGGGTACGGTGTACTTAATCACGGATGTGCTATCAACTTAGTTGAAGTAACACCATAATATTAATTGGGGGTGGCTGTAATGGCTGCCCCTTTTTTTATTGTAAGGAGGAAGAATGGCTAGTATAGGATTAATTACTGAGCTTGAGGTTGTTAACAGTGTACTTAGTGTAGCAGGGGATAACCCTATTCAGTCACTATCCGACACTTACCAACCAACTTTTATTATTAGACAAATGATTAAAGAAGAATCAAGAAAAATGCAGACTAAAAGATATTGGTTTAATTCTGAATATGATTTCACATTACAACCAAACACAGAAACAAATAAGATAACTTTACCATTTAATTTACTGTCTTTTGAGCCAGTGAAGAATAAATATGTCGCACGTGGTTTAACTGTGTATAACAGAGAAGACAACACAGAAACTATTACAGAAGATATTGTAGCAGATATTTCAGTGTTCCTAGAGTTCGATGAGTTACCTCAAGAAGCTAGAGAATTTATTAAATCTAGATGCAGACAAAGATACAACAATGAGTTCCACGGAGATAACACTCTTGATGCTAAGTTAGAAAGAGAGCTTCGTGATTCAAAGAATGAATTAGATAAGAAGAATATGGAGAATGAAGATTTTAATGTTTTTAAATCCAGACGAGGATTACAAATATCTCGTAGATACTAAATAAGGAGGTAGAAATGAGTTTAGTTAACCATTCGGTTACAAATTTAATCAATGGTGTCTCACAGCAAGCTACCTCGGTTAGATTAGATAATCAATTTGAGGAACAAGTGAATTGTTTCTCTGATGTAACAACAGGTTTAAATATCAGAAATGGTTTTGAATTAAAGAATATTGTTGCACAGGATCTATCTGATAGACGCAAGATTGAATTTGATATTGATGGGCAGAAGTATCTGATTGGTTTAAATGCTAATGCAGGTACACCTTTGCTGCATATACCACTAACTGCTGATGTTACAGCTTTAACAGCTACACTGAATTTCCCTGATTACTTCAAGGACACACAGGATAGTGACATCAGAGTTATTGAAGATAAAGACAGAGTTTATATTTTAAATAAAAAGAAAATTGTTGGTGTATCCAAACTTAAATCATCTTTCTTTGATGTACGAATAGTTAATGATCGTACAGAATTAGCTGATACTGAGTGGAACACTGGTACTTATACATTAACGATAACTCCTGTGGCTGATCCAGATACTTCTGGTACTGTTACAGAAGCTACAATTAATATATTAGTTGATGAGACAATGACACATAAAGATGTAGCAGATGCTATTAATGCAACTTCTATTACTAATGAAACTGGAGACTGTTATACAATAGGAGACAAAGGAAGTTACAGACTAACCTTTGAAGAAATCCCATTGAACTTTATTGCACCTACAGTTACTATTGCAGAAACAACTACGATTCAAGGTGATGCTACGGCTCTTATTGAATCAGCTTTCTTGTACAGTAGAAATCATGCTACTAATCCAGACTATTTTGTCAGAGCAAATAAAGAGAGTGGTTGGAAGTATTTTGTATGGAATGATGTGACTATTGCGAGACAATATAGCAGCACATTACAAAATGGTTCTGATACTTACTATAAAGGTGTAAAAGCTGCTGAGACTAGTACAGATATTTACTATAAGATTAGTCAAGGAACACCAACAACTGTAACAGACGATTATACACCAGAGGTCACAGCATCAAACGATGTGACAGGTGAGGAATTTACAGCAGATAAGTTTGCTGATAAAGGAATGATTTGGGTTACAGGAGTTTCTTCTAACCAAGAGTATGATGTTACTATTGAGTATGAGGATTCAGCAGGTGTACCACAGACACCAATAACTCTTACATCTATAAATGTGGGCACAGCAGTAAGTCAGATTAAATTAAATTGGGTAGCAGGACAAATTCAGTCTCAGATAGATGGGACTACAGATTTTACTGCTGTACAATATGACAATGCTATTTACTTTCACACTACAACGTCACAGGCATTTAACATAACAGCTATTAAAACCACGAATAATTTTGATAATACATCACTTAACAGTGTTGTTAATGCTACTATTGATAATGAATCAGCAGTACAAGATATATCAAACTTACCACCACTATTTGTAGACCTATTTAAAATCAGAGTAGGAGACACAGATAATGAAGGTTCTAATTACTACTTACAGTATGAAGAAGGTTTTCAAGGCTGGAAAGAGTGTGGACTTGATGAGTCAAGAGTATTAGATGGTGCTACTATGCCATATGTTATTGACAAAGAAGCTGTAAGACAGACAAATACAATTACCCTAGAACCACTTGATTGGGTTGCTTCAAGAGCAGGAGATGATGACTCAAACCCTTATCCGAGTTTTGTGGATAGAACTATTAATGATATTTTCTTTTATGGTTCACGCTTAGGTTTTGCAACAGATGATACAGTAGTGATGAGTAAAATTGATTCACCAGAATCTTTCTTTAGAACTACTACTAGTAGAACACTGACTAATGAAAGAGTTGATATTAAATTAGATAGCTCTAAGATTGGTTATGAAACAATCAAAGATGTTGTTACATCAGATGGTAGACTCCTAGTTAACACTGGGTCGGTACAGTCTGTTCTATTAGTTAACACATCGTTTGATTTATCATCAGCAAGACTTTCAGAAGTAAGTTCATATACACTAGGTGAACATAAACCTTTACCAGTTAATAACGGAATATACTTCGCTTTATCAGTCAACAATTACACAAATATTTACAATTATGTTACTTCACAAAATGTATATGAGGCTGAGAATATTACTAAACATATTCCAACTTATATTGAGGGTAATGTAAAGAAGATGGGATACGCAGAAAACTTTGCTGTTGTCTCTGTTGAAGAAAATGCTAGAGTTCTCTATGTTCAAAATAGATTTACTCAGGGTGGTCAAGTGTTGCAAAACTCTTGGCACAAGTGGGAACTTCCATATGACTTAGAATATTTCTATTTCGAGGATAATAATTTATATTTATTATTCACAGCAGAAGACTCGTTAGCAGCGACAAAAACTATTATCACTAAGTATGACCTGATACCACAAAGTGTTACTGAATCAACAGACGATGCTTACATTGGTTGGCGACCT